CCTTCGGGTCTTCGTAAATCTTGCGGAGGTACGACCAAAGGTTGATATGAGGGAACATCTGCTGTAGGGAGAGGTAATGAAGGGGTTTGCAGTCGCACTGCATCTGGCAGTACTATGGTGGGCAGCTTCAACTAACCTCCGACTCAAGGTATACAAAAGGTTCGTTATTACTTAGTGTGACAGCATGGCAAGCACATCTAACCACTTCACCATGTCTACTAGCTGTACCAGCCATGTTAAAAAATACGTGATCTCTTGTAGTTTTACCGTCAAGTGATATTTGATGTATATACTCTGCTGAGTTACCAAATAGTTTTTCGTAAACATATGCACCAGATACACCAGACTTAGCAGTCATCGTTGGAACAGCACGCATATCAATCCTTCCACCATCTATAAATATAGTGCCTGAGTAATATTGCATACCAAGACCAAGATAAGTGTACTCACCATGAGCTATAACATGGCAATATCTTTGACATTTTCGTATAGTTTCAGTATGAAGTTCATGTGCAAAATCACTAGCTGAATCTCCGACTTCTAACTGAACTCCTGTCAGTTCAAAGGTTGCATCATTTGTTGTATACCATGATGTTCCGTCTACAGGTACTCGTTGAGCACCGTCCCATGAGCCCCATTGATTTAGAGCTACTCCAGAATCTGTGTAGCTAGTACCCCAATATGCACCAAAAGTAATGTAAAGACCACTACCGATATCATTATCAAATTGTAAATTAGAATCTCCGGGAATAGTTTTTGTTATTTTTGTCCAAGTGTTAGCAGTTAAAGTGCCAGTTTCAAAAGCATATCTTCGATTTGTTCCATCAAAACTATATAGATATCCATAATAGCTTTTAGAAACACTAGCTTTTACCCAAAAAGATAATGTTATATTACTTGAGCTAGATGTATAATTCCAGCCACTGTTTGCCATGTCTCGTGCTTCAACATTATAAGCTGCAAATATTCTACTGGCAGCTGAAGCACCACTTGTTTGATTGCCGTTTGTTATCTTTAAACATTTTCTAAAACCAGCATTATAAGCTCCACCACTTGTGACATCACCTTGTTCATAAGTTGAGTTTTCATCTAATGCATTATAATATACACCCCATCTATCAAGTACATATCCTTGTGCTGTAGTAGAAGTTCGGCGTTGGGCTACGTTCATAGCTCCGTTAATTATAATATTGTATGGTGTACCACCAGCAGGCAAGTTAGTTAAGTTTGCACCACTAACCGCTGGCAATGTAGCTGGAAAACGTGCGTCTGGAACTGTACCAGATGTAAGGTTGCTTGCACTTAAAGCTGTAAGATCTTTTGCTGTATTTGCTGCTATAGCTGCGTTAATCGAGTTAGCTAACTTAGCATCTGTAACAGCATCATCTGCAATCTTAACTGTTGTAACTGCGTCTGCTGCTATTTGATCTGCAAGAATACTGTTATCTGCTATATGGCTAGTAGATATTGCATCAGCTGCCACGTGATCTCCTGTAACAGCATCGTCAGCTATCTTAGCTGAAGTAACTGCATCGGCTGCTAGTTTAGCTGTAGTAACTGTTCCGTCAGCTAGTGCTCCTGTAACATAGAATATACCACCCATAGAACCATGTGAGGTACATTGGTAGTATAACACGTCTGGAGCATCATGTGGTACTTCAAATATTATTGTAGACCCACCAGCTCCTCCGTTATTTGTGACTCCTGTATTGTACTCTGTACCAGCCGAGCCATTGACTGTTGTTTGTATACGAAACGGATGTGCTCCAGCAGAGTTACCGTTTACGAATCTGTATGTCTTACCACGTGTTAGATACAAGGTAGGGTCATTGACCGCCCCGGTCAAGCCCTCTCCTGTAAATGTATAGTGGTTACTGCCGTCTGCTCCTAGTGTATAGGTACGATCAAGAGCATCGGCGTGTAGTTTACCAGCTGTAATCTGAGCATCTGCTAGATCAGCTGTATGCACCTGACCATCTTTGATACCGCCGGTGCTTACTTGTGTTAATGCCATTATCCTGAGATCTCCTGTGCTGTAATCCAACTAAGTCCACGTTCATAGTCTACTGCATCGCTACTATTTGCAGTTTGATTATAGTAAAAAGTTTTTGAACTAAGTTGTGTTGAATTTACTTGAAAAGTATAAGTAATTGCAGAGGTTGTACTTGGACTGTCTAATAAACCAGCAAAATTTACTACAGTTGGCGTAGAATCAGCATTAGAGCTATAAAAACCTGAAGGAACAACTGATATAGTACGTACCCTTGAACCAGCACTTGCTGCTTGAATAGCAGTGGTTGAGCCTCCTGATATTGCTCTATTTAAACGCCATGAACCTAAATAATCATCAAAATTAAACTCTCCCATAACATGACCCATAAGTAATATTTTACTAGATGTGGCAGAAGGGGTAATTGTTACAGCAAATGGTGTGTCATAATATGTATTTGCAGATGACAAAGAAACTGTTCCTGTGCTTTCTCTGACAGAATCAGAAACACTTACAACTTGAAGAATTTTACCACCTTGATCTGCACCAAAACTTAGAGTACCTGACCCATTGGTTTTTAATACTTGACCATTTGTACCATCTGCTGTAGGTAATGTAAACTCAGCTGCACCGTTTGCAGTGTGTTGTATTTTATTTGTTTGTATTTTACTCATATTACCCCGCTAAATAATCTACTTTAAATTTACCAGAATCGTAGGCGTAACCTTGACCTCTCATAAATATGTGAGTCATTTGTGATGTTGGATCACATGTTACATAACCATTAGTCTGAAATATGTATGTGTCACCTTTGACCGCTAACTGTCCTTCATAACGAATTATACTACCATTAAATTTGAAAAAGTTAACATAACCATTCATGACGTAAGCACTAGAACCAGTACCTTGAAATTTTCCCATATTGGTAACACTATCAGCACCTTGACCACTACCCCAATATCCAGAGGTATTTTCATAACCTGATCCAATTAAATTAGCAGGGTTAGAGCTTTTCGATACATAGAATTGGGTGAGTGCGTTATGGTTTAGACTAATATCTATAAAACTAACTCGTATCTCTTGCCAAGTACTCGGCCATCCTGTTAGAGCTACATCTGTAGTAGAAGTCCACTGATCGTAGTCAGCAGCAGTTCCATATACCCATTTAGTATCAGTATCAGCTGGAGTTGCAAAAACTAATGCACCGCTACCGTTTGTTTGTAAAAACTGTCCGTTAGAACCGTCAGCTACAGGTAATGTTAATGCTATGTCAGCGTTACCTGTTGTAGAAGCTGGTGCGTCTAAAGACACTGAACCAGCTGTTGAACCGTTTAATTTTATTGTCATGATACGTCAACCTCCATTAAGGTTATAGTATGAGCATTAGCTCCTTCATCCATAAGGTAAATTGTATTAGAACCTGACTCCTTTTTCAAATTTACTTTATAAGTATGTTGGTTTGTATCAGCAGGGTTATCTAAATATGTATAAGAGGTTCTGGTTGCTTTACAAGTACCATCAGATTCACGGAAGTTTGCATATGTATCTTCAAAAATCATAGTACTATCTCTAAAAAGTTTCATAGCATATCTGCCTGCTCCTGACCCAGCTAGATATGGGTTACAACTAACCATGACTAAAACTTTATTTGAGCTGTTTGTTAACGTAATAGACGCATTAAATCCTGTTATCTCTGCTCCTTCACCACCAGCATTTGCTGAAGAATGTTGTCCAGACGCTGCTCCCTGTTTAAATTGTAAAATTTTACCACCTTGAATTGTAGATTTAGCTGGTGTAACCGCACTTGCAGCTATCATATCGGTATCTACTATACCGTCTGGTAAACCACCAACAGAAATACCTGTGATAGTACCATTACCATTTATTTGTATTGCCATATTAAACTATTGTGTATGTACTACCCGAAGGTACTGTTAATGTTGCACCACTTGCTACCGTGATCGGCCCTGCACTCATAGCGTTTTTGTTTGTGGTTATTGTGTAGTTGTTAGATATAGTCTGTGAGTTTTCGTAGATACATCCGTCAGCTACTGTTGATGCTACACCTGTAAGATTACTACCGTCACCTGTGTAGGATGTTGCACCTAGAACTCCTGTTGCAGAGTTAAAGGTTAGATTACTACCAGTCTTTGGTGCTTGGTCGCCTGTAGCTGCTGTAACAAATACAGGAAAACAAGTTGTGTCTGATGACTCATCTGCTACTGGTATAGTAGAGGTGTTGATAGAGTTTGTAGATGCCGCTGTAATACGTCCCTGAGCGTCTACAGTAATAGCTGGGATGGCTGTGGCTGAACCATAGCTACCAGCTGTTACAGACGTGTTAGCGAGCTTGTCAGCAGTCACTGCGTCATCAGCTATTTTAACTGTAGTTACTGCGGAAGTACCTAACTTAGCAGTTTCAACAGCACCAGTTTGTATAAGATTTTGCCCAATAGATAAATCAGCTATCTTTGCTCCAGTAACTGCATCATCTGCAATCTTGGCTGTAGTTACGTTTGCATCTGTAATCTTTGCGGTTGTAACTGCATCAGCTGCAAGTTTTGCAGTTGTAACTGATCCACTTTGTAGTATAGCAGTTGTAACTGTGTTGTCACTTGGCGTACCAATACTTACTGTTGACCCGAGCGTGATGATGAAAAAATCAGCACCGCTAGCAGGGGCGGCAGAAAATATAATATCAGCACCAGAAATTGCGAAACCCTCACTTGGTTGGCTGGATCCACTGTTAGGTTTCTGAACGACTCCATTGATGCTAACAAGGTGTTGCTGTGCAAAACTGCCTGCGTTGCTAAGAGTAAATCTATAGGCTGAGCCATTAAATGTTGCACTTCCTCCTCCTGTGCTAGATGAACTAGATAATGTGTTTATAAAAAAGTTACCAACTGATTGGGTTACTTCCCACGCACTTGTAGTTCCGTTATATACAAGTAACTTACCTGTGCTTGTATTAAAGAATAAATCACCACTATCGTTACTACTTGTAGGATTCGACGAGCCAACTCTATATCTTTCGTTGAAATCATTGATGTCTCCACTAAGACCAACTAGGTCGCTTTCTGGTAGTGTAGCTTTGTGATAGTTGTATGTCTGACTAGAGCCAGTAGATGTCACAATAAAACGTACACCTGTAGCTATAGTAGAACTATGAAAGTTAGAAGGTATGTTGTTTATTGTAACAGTTGTACCATTAAGTGTACGACCTGTTGTACTTACACCACTGTTATTTACAACTATGCCAGCTGCGTCTGCTATACTGATAGCAACACCAGATACTGGTTGTGTATTAGGAAATGACACCTCGTTAGCTATAGCTTCAAAGCCACCAAATGGTTCTAGCTGTGCAGCTACATAGTCAACAATAGCACCAGAGGTTGGAAACTTAGTGTCATCATCTGTAATTGTAGTCTGCTTTGCCATACCATCAATCTGGTTGAGGTCGGCTATATCTGCTGTAAGAGCTGTACTATCAGCAAGTTTTGATGCTGTGCCAGCCTGCATGCCTGCAAGAGTTTTAAGTTCTGCATCTGCAATCTTAGCTGTAGTTACTGCATCTGCTGCAATATCAGCTGTAGCGATTGTAAGATCTACAATGTTAGCACTAGCAACTGTTATATCTGTAGGTAATGTGCCTCCAGCTAACTTTGCCATTGTTACAGCATTGTCAGCTATCTTCGCTGTTGTTACATTAGCATCTGTTATCTTAGCTGTTGTAACTGAGTTAGTTCCTAACTTATCAACAGTTATATTACCATTTGCAATATGTGTAGCTAAAACTGCATTGTCAGCTATTTTAGACTGATCTATACAGTCATCTGCTAACTTACCTGTGCTTACTGCATTGTTTGCTAATTTAGCTGTTGTAACATTTGCATCTGCTATTTTTGCTGTTGTTACATTGCTATCAAGTATTTTAGCTGTAAGTATAGCACCATCTTTTATATCGCTTGCTAATACTGTTTGATTCTGTTCTTCTTGTGCAGCAAACAGTAACTGCTCATGGTTGGCGTTGAGGTCAGCTGCCTTAACTGATGACCCTGCCGTATATGTAGCCTTTGCACTATCTACGTCTGTATCACGAAAGATACGTATAGCTGCTGGGCTAGCTGGTATGTTGCCTGATGTAAAGACTACATTACCACCACCTGTAGTAGTGTAGCCTGTAATATTGTAGTGTGTGCCTGATGATTTTATGACACCATCTACATCAACTTTTACGTCAGACTCTTGTATAGAAGGGAAAGAAAACGCTTTTGTCGCATTTCCATCCCCAGTGTAATCTACGAATGTTGTTGCCATTTATTTGTATATGTTGAGGAGGTTTGCGGTAGTTCGTTGTTTTCTAAGCTGTTCAAACTTTCTAGCTTGCTGTTCTTGTACCACTTTAAGAATGTTAGATTGACTCTTAATTCTAGCCCATGCTATTTTTCTAGCTCTACGGAATAATTTATCTATCTCTCTATTGTGCCAATAATCTCTAGCATCAAAATCAGCACGTCTACCAGACTTTATATCTTCGTACATTTGACGCATAGACGCTAAAGCCTCTGGATTTCTAGCCAATTTATCAAGTTGAAGTTCAAGATTCTGTATACCTATAGCTTGCTGAAATGCAGATCTAATCTCTGGATGGTCTGTTAAGTTTGTGCCGTCAGGTGCGTAGTATGTAGACATACGTAGGTCATAGCCACTGTCAAATAAGAAGTTTCTACCTTCGCTTTGATCTAGATTTAAGGACACAGGACTAACTGCATTATATGCACGAGTCAAGAAATCCCAGTCTCTTAGCGGCTTACCGTTTAGCATATCATACTTTTTAGGTAACTCGTTAGCAAGTGGATTTATTTGTGTAGCCACTTCAGTAAGTAAGTTACGGTTACGTATGGATTGCCTAATACCAGATCCAATCTCACGCATATATGGTGTAAATAATTTACCCATTTCATTACGCAAACCAGCTAGAGGTACAGTATTGTTAGCAAGTGATGCTATAATACGTGCTCCCTGTCCGGGTCTACCACCGAATAGATCTACAAAAGACTGTATGCCTGCTAGATATGACTTACTGGTTACAGCTTGTGCTACAACTAATGATATTTTACCTAACTCGTTTTCTGTCCACTCTTCACCCATAAGTTCACTTGCGTCACCTACGTCAGCGATTGTAGACATGATAAGGTTAAATGGTTCAAACTGGTCGTAACCTACACGCACGTCACCTATACGTATTGTACGTGGCTCCCACTTACCATCTATCCACATCTGTCTTTTTTGTCTGTCGACTGGCCCGTTACCGTTAAGATCACCACGCATCCATGCCTGTGCAGCCATAAATACTACAGCAGAACCCATGGCTAATCGGCCTGTTTGTAATGCTCTAGCATTAGCAAGCTCTTCTGGTGTAAAGATACCATACTTAGATACACTGCCTAGATTGTTAGGGTTAGCAAATGCAATGTCGTTAAACTCTTTGACTAAGAAGTTAAAACCGGGTGTATACTTACCTGTCAATGCAAGACCATTTACACCAGTTCTAGCAAACAAAAAGAATGGCTTGGCTAGTGGTGTAGCTGTAAATACATCGTTTAGACCTTTAGCAAAACCTGTAAGCTCTTGAGTAAGTGTAACTTCTTTCTTTGCGAACGAGGTAGCTTCATCCGTAATATTACCAGCAGAGTCAAAAACTTGACTATAAAAATCATCTTCATAGGCTTTCATCAACTCTTTAGTTATCTTAGGTGTCTGTATACCGTTGTTCTGCATATCTAACACTCTACGCATAGCTTTCTCACGCATCTTAGCACGGCCAAGTATATATGCAAAAGCATCGTCGGTCGCAGCCATAAGTTTTGTAGAGTATGTAAGCATATTAGTATTGTTCATCTGACGTGCCATATTAGCTATACGAAAAGCTGCTTGCTCTCCGGGTGTAGCTCTACCACTATCTTCTGCCCAACGACGTAATATCTCCCAGTTGTCATCACCTTTTGTATACTCAGAGTAACGAGTCCTGATATTTCTTATATCACCTTTCCAGTAAGAGTTAAGTTTGTTTTTAAATAATTCAAAGGATTCTGGTATAGCTTCTACCATAGCATTTACTGTAGACAAGCTAGCTCGTAAGCCACGTGTGTCACCAGTAAATGGTGCTTTGATAGCATATCCTAATGCTGTTGCAAGTGGTCTTAGCAGAGTTGCCGTAGATGTACCCATAATGGCTCTCACAGGCGTTTTAGGGCCACTTAGGATACTATTGGTCATAACACCCTCTAGCTCCCTTATAAGGACTCCTGTGCGGTTTGGGCCGTTAGGATCTATCTGACCACCCTTTAGTATTTTTCTTGCCCAGTTGTCAAAGTCATCTAAGCTTTGTATTTCTTTCATCATAGAGAAAGCTTCAAACAAAGCGTTGAGTAAGTTGTCGTCTTTGTCATCTTTAGTGATGTTTAGAATAGTCATAATTGACTCTCTAGCATCTGCAACTTCTTTCTTGACTGTTGACTCTAGTGCATCTTTTCTAGCTTTACCAGCACCTAATGCTCTAAATGAGTCAGACTTTATAAATCTTGCTTTCTTTGTTTGGTATAACGCAGTAAGCATAGTATCCATAATCTGTTTGGCTGGGCCGTCTACACTGTTAAGATCTACTATGTCAGCTATTTCTCTACCAGCAATACCTGTATCTCGTAACTGCTTAAGTAGTGTACCAACAACAAGGTCAGCAACAACTACGTTCTTAGATGTCCAGTTCTCAAAACCATCAATGACATCATTGGTTTCAAACAGTTCTTTTAGATACTCTTCTGCTGACATATCTGCTGCATTTCTACCTTGTGTAATGCGTTGATGTGCTTCGATAGCTTCTCTGTACTTGTTTACTAATGTAGTTCTAGACCCTTTTGCAGCTTCTAGTTCCTTAGCAAACTTTTCTGTACTCATCAAACCTTTCAATATACGTTCGACTTGTTCTTCATCAGTAGCACCTTCTAGAGCTATACGTTCACGTTCTACAGGTGTAGTAACAGAACCAGTAGATCCATCTTCTGAACCCCAGTCCTTACGTGTTTTAGATAGCTGTTGACGAGCCACCTCTGGTTCAACCTCTGATATGTGTGCCCCTTGGTGTGGTTCTGCAAATGGTGCGTTCTTGTCAGCTCTAAATTCAGCTTCGCCTTTACGGAGCTGTGCAAGACCAGCCTGTAGTGACTGATCCTGTAAGCTTGTGTTTCTCTTTGTTATCTGATTTACAGCACCCTGACCACCTTTTTTAAGTGCGTATGCTACACCATCAAATATTATACCGATACCCATACCTTCTACGATGTTTTTGAGTTTCATCATTATAGGATGGTCAGTATCTTTTGTAGCTAGAGGTGTATCTATCCAGCCATATCTGTCACGTAATGCAGCTAAAGCGTTCTGTTCATCTGACTCTTTAGATATAAGGTCAGATACAGCACCGACTGCTGCACCTCGTAACACACTGCTGCTAGCAAGACCAGCTAGACTTGCTGGTACTGTAACTACTCCAGCTGCTACTGCACCTTTTGCTGCTAGTATTGTGCCAGCTGCAAGAGATCCAAAATGAACTAGACCTCTTAGCTGTTTACCCCACCAAGTTCTTGTTTCGATAGGGTTATCATATCCTCCAAACGGTGTCCAGTCAGGTTTATACTCACCGGTAAGACGGCGTTCTCGAGACATAGCTCCAGTCAACGCATCTATTGTACGCTCTGGAAATGTAGCTAGTGATGATGCAGTATCTTGCAAACCACCTGAGATAATTGATTGACCTTCCTTTAAAACACCCTTGAAGCCCCATGTATCTTCGTTACGTGGGTCAAACTGTACGTCTTCAGCTTGTTGTTGTTCTGCTTGTGCTTGTTCTTGTTCGAGTTTTTGCTCTTCTTGACGTTTAGCATATTCTGACTGTACTCTTTCTGCCTGTTGGGCAATAAAATCTACAGTATCATCATCAAACTCTACAGAATACTTTTCGCTCATTAATTTCTCCGTTTCTTCTTAGTGGATTTAGGTATGATCTTATCTCCTGACTCTCTTAGTCCATAAAAGTCTAAGATTGACGTGCGTAAGTCTAGATCTTTGATATCACTAAAGTCTGTAATTTTATCTTCATCTACAAGACCTGTATCAGTAAAGTAAGTTTCTCTAAGGTTATTGCTAAACTTTGGACTAAATGCAGATACTCGTTCTTTATCTTTATTTGCAACAAGAAAGTCTCTAAACATATCTTGAGTAACTATTGAATTAACGTACTCTTTATTTGCTATTGTAGCCTTTTCAGCTTCACCAATAAATAAACTATTTAAAGCATCTGAATGTGAGTCCCACCCTAGACTAAAGTCAACCTTGTAAAGATCTTCAAAAACTGTTGACAGTATTTTTCTGTCATCTTCACTAATACCCGGTAAACTATATACACCTTTATCGTTAGCAATACCTAGACCTCTGATATCGTTGCGAGTGCTTTGACCTATTTTCATAAGTATAGCAGCTGCATTAGTTTGGAAATTTTCATCAAACTTAGCATTAAAGTCTAAAAGTTTAATACCTTTAGATTCTTGATATCTCTTAATTGTCAAAAGGTTATCTCTACTAAGACCATAACGGCCAAAGTTGTCACTACCATAATACTTTAGTAGTTGATTAGCAGATCTATTTTCACCGTCATTTCTAACTACAACAGTACCGTTAGCTCGGGTTAGGTAGTAACGACCATCAGGCACATACTCTAACTCTCCGTCAACCATTTCAGTACTACGCATAGAGTTTAGTAAAGACTTTGTTTTATCTTTGTTAAAATAAAATACACCAAACTTAGCTGGGTCATTAGGACTGTTAGCTAAAATTAGTCTATCTTCTTTAGATAAGTCGTAGTAGGTTCTGTCTCTTACAATTTGGTAAGTACCAGAGTTCTCGTCAAGTCTTAGACCTCCTGTTTTAAGTAGTCTGTAGACAGCAACATCGTATCCGCTTGTAAATCTTTTATCTCTTTTAGCAATCTCGTCCCAGAAACCAGATACTCTTGCAAAGTCACCGTCAAGTATTGCATTAAGACTGTCACTAAGTACAGCTTTTTCTTGTACATTTATAGCTTTTTTACTATCTATCAGTGTTGGTTCTGCTTTTACTTCTTCAGAATAAGCTATAGCATCTTTAAGAGTAACGCCTTCTGCTTCGTTTTTAACGTCAGCTATCTTATACTTTTGTTCACCTATATTTTTAATTATTTGACTTGTTACTTCATTCCTTGTTATTCTTTTATCTCGACCAGATTCATTAGCTAATCCTAAGTCTAGACCTTCTATAAGATCACCTTTAGCCATTGATAGTAAAATCTGATGATCTCCGGGTAACTGACTTGCTCTAGTAATTTTAATTTTACCTTCATTTTCTGGTAAGGCATTAAAGTTATCAATGTATGCTCTTTCAACTCGTTCTAATTCACTAGCATATTTAGTAGGCTGACCAGCGTTAGGATAAGATCCATACTTAGATGATGTAAACTGTTTAGATTGTAGATTTAAAATGTCAGTTGGTACAGGCTCACCGGGAAATAGTTGCTTAAACTTTTTCTGTAAGACCATTATTTCACCGGGGTCTACTTCTATACCTAGTTCTCGATACTTTTCTTTTACAGGTTCTATTGTGTTAGTTATGAAATCGTTGTATCTTATGTTCTTTTCTTCAGTTGGATCAACATTGTAAGCATCTCTAGCTTTAAGATTGGCATTAGTAATAGCTTGTTTGGTTTGATCTTTTGGCCCACCTATTTTTAGATCTTCAAATGTTTTATATGTTCCAGAACTTTTTTCAAAGAACAACATTTCATCTTCAAGAGTGTTAAGATCTGCTGGTGTAAATGCACCATCACCTGTTCGTACACTTTCAGATACAATACTAAATAACTTAAGTAAAGCATCTTTGTCACCTTGAGGTGTATCTGGAAAGCCATACCTAATCTTGATAGTAGATATCATCTTATCTGTTTTAAGAGTATCTATTTGACCGGGTGTAGCATTTTGTAGTATGTTGGATATGTCATCAGATACTGCTTTATCATTACGTGTATCAGCATTAGCTGCAAGTTTACGCTCCAGACTAAGTAAGTCTCTTTGTTTCTTAGCTAATAGTTTTGGATAAATTACCTGATTCCATTCATCCTTAAACTCTTTACTATCAATATCATAGCCTGCTTCTTCGTAATGATATAACAAGGATGTAGTCATTAGTTCAAAACCTTGATCGTAAATCTCAACACCCTCGTTCATGGTATTTACACCGTTGAACCCTTTTTCTTCTATATGATTAGTCAGTCCACCAGTAAGCTGTGGAAATAAATCCTCACCAAACTTACGTAAGGTAGTTTTATCTGAGCTAGCAACAGTAGCATTGTAAAAATCTAAGGCTGCTACGTTGTTAGTTTCTTTATACTCATTGATTAGTGTTCCTTCGAGTTTAGCATTTGCTTCTGCTAACTCCTCAGCTTCTTTCTTCTTTTGAAGTCTACCAGCAGCATCTAGGCGTGAAGCTTCTGCTTCGTTGATATATTCTACAGCCTTTTTCTTTTTTTCACTAGCATCCCGAAACTGTACTACTTTGCCAAGAGTTTCGTCTACTAATCTTAATAGGTCAGGTAATGTTCTTTGCTCTTCAAGTATACGTTCTAAACGTCTTGATTCCTCTCTAACGTTCTGTGTTGTTGTGTCTATATTTTTAGCGATAGACTCATCTAGATTAGGTGAGGTTCTATCATAGTTGGTTTTACTGATATCGGGTATCTCGTCCCGTGGTGTACCAACGACGTTTCCATATGATGATGACATTATGTGATTGTTGGGAAGTAGTTATTTACTATATTAGGTGTTTTAGGTGTCGTCAATCCTTGGAAACTTGTAGCAATACTGAGTCCAGTCTGAAGTAGCTGTAGTGTACCTGTAAAGTAATCTTTAGGCGGTAACATTGTAGGCATACCAAACTGTGGTGGTACTCCTAGTGCTTCTCTGGCTTTTGCGTTAGCGGTCTGATACTGTCGTATAGCACCCGTCTGTGCATATGCTATGTTTCTTGTAAAGTTTGTACGATCTATACCTTCTACTTGTGCTTTTTTACTTAGTAAAGCTTTGTAATCATTTAAACCATAACGAGTAGATCGACCACCACCGTCTGATTTCTTTTTAGAAAAGTATATCTTAGCAGCAGTTTCTACTTCTTGTCTACCTTTTCCTTGGTTGTATTTTGCAGCAACCACTGCATCACTCAATGTACGGCTGAAACCTATGACATTAGTATCTAATGTTTTTTCATAGATCATTTCCCGGTTGTTGAACTTAAGACCTTCGTTCGCATATGCAAACTTCTTCTCTTTGTCTCTTTGTCTGGCAGCTTCTCGCCTGCCTTTATTAGCGTCTAAGCACACGGCAAAATTCAATAAATGTTACATTGTTTGGCCCATGTTTTAACTTACGTAAAAACTTAAAGCCCAGAAACTTAAGCAGTTTTAAATGTGCTTCGTTTCTACTGTCAACGATATTCCAAAGTAGCTTTTCTTTACGGCTATCGACCCACCGTTTAGCTTCTCTGACAAATAGCATTGGCCCTTCTTCTATTACTGGAGTGCAGAGCATCCAGATGTCTCCTTCTTTTCCTACGCCTGCCATACCAGCAGTCTTGCCGCTAGGCGACGTGAAGTACACATAGGATGGATTCTGAGCCATAAGAGGGAGGTAGATCATAGGATCTATCCCATGCCCCTCTTCGACTTCTCTGCGGTCTTCTGGACGTAGATTAGAGGCCACCTCCAAGGCAGCCTTTACTGTGAGTGGGTGAATGTATTTACTCATAAATCGTTATATATTGGTTCTAACTTTTCTATTGTGTCAGCCATCCAAGGTTCCCAAGGCATTTGTTTCATACCTTTCTGGACGTATCGTTCATACCATCTGTTGGTTTTCATTCTCCAATAGAAGTATCTGAGTTCTGTTTCTGTGAGTTGTATGTTATACACGTTTATAATATTTGGGTGAGTAATCTCCTTCCCAAGACAACGATCTGAGCGTAGCTGGGGCAGGGTGTGATGATTTGAGTGTTATCTCAACGTTTGTGTTTTTCTCGTAGACTGGGACAGTCTTGATAAACTCTTCGAGATATGGTGCATCAGATGCTTCGTACTCGTCGAGCTCTGTTGACTCGTAGATTTCTGTGTAATCATTCTTGCCAATTCGTTCGAGTGTTGTTTCGTAAAGTCCTATCTTACCAAAGTGAAACTTGACTCTGTGTAAAACTAAAGATGAGTTTACATCAGATCTAGACACATTGTTCTGTGATCTGGTAGGATATATTGTTGGAAGTTTTACTTGGTACGGATAGATGTATCCGATTGTAAGTGTAGCACCAGACCAGTTACCGGGTAAAGTAAAGCTTGTACCTGATACTGTAGCCTTGGCGTACCGACCAACTCTAGGAGAGCTGGTGTTTGTGTCAATCACAACTAGATCGTGGTTAGGTGTGGTAACTGTGTTCAACCAACTGACACCAGAAAAGGTAGTCAGATTCGTAGTTGAGTTAAAGCTGCCGCCGCTAACAGTAGTATGATTATCCACATGTAATAAGAAGTCGACATTATCTTGTACTATGCTAGGGTCGCTATCAGCCTGTATTAGTTTGATGCTTTGTAGGTAGTAGTCGCTATCTAAAAAGAAGTATTCGTCATTAATAATAAAATGATATACTAATGGATTATTAAGCTTCCATTTAAACCATGCAGCCTGCGATCTTTTTTCTGCGGTTTGGAAATATTTATAACCAAACACTGTGTCTGTTCCTGTTTTGCCTATCAATACAATAGAGTTTTCTCTAGAGTTAGTAATAAGGTCTATGTCTTTAGGTAGTAAGGTAGGAACAATTTTACTTACTTCGACTATATTAGGTTGACCCTCTCGTGCTGTATTAGCCATCTCGTTGAACCTACTAAACTTACCAGAGTTATCTATGTAAGCAATCGTAGTTCCTAGAGATATAGGGGGCATGTTTTCGTTGTAGTTAAATGTAGCTACACTTCGTAACTTAGCTGTATCAGGGTTAAAAACTGTATCATCTGATGCAAGTAAGAACTGTTGGTTTGTACTGAAGACAAGTAAACCAGCAGTAATCTCTATACCATCAAACAAGTCAGACGGAAACATGGATGCAGCTGATATATCTACAGGGTCAGCTGTCGAAACTGTCAACGCTGTCTCAATAAAAAAGTCAGGCTGACCAAGAGTTCCGGGTCTAGATGTTATAACGTTTTCGCCTGCTAGAAGTGCTAACCTGTTACGAAAGAATAACACCTTGTTGATACGTTTACCTACAAATGTCGGCATAGGATTAGTTACGTCATCACCTACATCTCTGTCACCATACGTAAATGGTCTGACTGTAAAAGTTGTTGTAGCTGTACGTTGTATAACTAATGGCATATTAGTCAATGACTTAGCTATACCGGGCTTTGCACACTCTACCCAAGAGCCGTTACCATCTTTATCATTCTGACCCTCAAATCTTAAGTAGTAGTCATCCTCTTCAGCTCGCAAAGAGTTCTGTACTTTGACTATATAACCATGTTTACACTGGTTTGGTAATCCTTGTACATCATTTACCGAACTTTGCATAACACGCATTAGATCGTTTTCTACTACGTTAACAGTAAAGGCATTGTTACTAGATAAATATATACCATTACCTATATGCTTTGCTGTTATACCAGTCGGTAAATCCTGTATAATACCACCTATAATTGTATCAGCTGTAACTGCTGTTTGTGCATCAAAAGGTGTAGGTTCTGGGCGTATCAATCCGTTACCGTTAGATCCTCCAAACACAGTAGCATTTAACTGTGTGCTTTCGATTTCTTCTACTTCTATTGTATATGTAGCATTTCCTCCACCAGATGCACCTCCACCAGCTGAGTCAAGAGTTACAGTAACCTGATCTCCTACATCCCAACCTTCACCACCATGCAGTAATATAACTTCACGCTGGTAACTGCATCTGTAGTTTTGTCCGTCTGGAGATGGATCGTTGGTAGAGTAACTATAGTTAGGACTTACACCTTGTTGACCGAGAATGTTGAGTCTAAATATTAAGTTTTTCTTTGAGCCTGAGTCGACACTAAATACTTGAGTTCCAATACCGGGGCAAGAGCCTGAGCCATCAGATTCATCAAGTGTGTCAGATGCAATTTTAATACGTGTAGCACGTTTGACAGTTGTAACAGTAGCACTGTCAAATATATCAAGTCCATATTGTCTTCCGTTTTCTGTTCGTAGCAATTCAATCATTGCAAAGTGTGGGTCAGGAGTCCCATCCGTTGTACCTGTTGAGCCAACTAAAGTATTAGCATTAGTACTATCCCTACTTGAAACGAATGTAGTATCATTGATAGTAAGGAACTGTAAGTTTTCTGGGTCACTTGTTGCTAAATAGTTTTGTACTGTTGTTTGATGATTTGTACCATCATGTGTGTAGCTTGTGGTCATCTGTGTACCATCACTACAACGCCATACACGTACCTGACCATCAGCTGCCACTTGTCCTATGTAAGATCCCTCTGTCTCATCACGAAAATAATGAAACCAAGACCCACCACTTTGTACATTGGTAAGTGCATCGGTTCCAATTCTTTTAGAGCCCGGTCTTTTAAATAGTCCTTTTGTAACGTCTGGTATAGCGTTTACTATTTCTGTGACTTGGCCGGGAAACTTTAGGTTGTCAGGCTGTTCTGACATACCTAATGAGAAAGTAGGTATAGTTTGTGTTACGCTTGCCATTATCGTCTAAGGTTTCTCCAAGGTTGGTAAGTTTGATATGCTGTGCCTTCTGGAAATCCAAACATGCTGTGATCTCCTTGGTTACACTCGTACTCCATCAAAGACGCTCTGGCTAGACCCTCTTGCTGAGTCAATAGTTTTACAAGATTAGGGTTTGATACTAGCTGTACTGCTGCTAGTCTTGATGCTCTGTAAGTAATGTAACGTCTGAATACTATAGGTGTATCTTCAAAATTGTAAAGTCTGACAACATTCAAATCTAGATCTCCGTCAAACTCATCTGTATGATCTATCTTATCGTATATAAATCCATTACGACGGATAAGGTCATGATGCCTACGTGCCTGATTGTCGTGTAAATCCATAGCGAGTATATCATTACCTATTGCAATCTTTTTAGTAACAGCATCAGGTGTAAATTTTACGTGATATTCTGTGTTAAAATGCCAGCCTTCTGCCTGTATATCTACATTACCATCACGTAGTAAGTTGTATATTACAGCAACTTCTGGGTTATCAAAGTTCAGTGTTGTCTGTGGTGATTGTCCGATAGCTCCCAGTATAGAGTTCACTGCGGATAGTTCGGTATCGGTGTCAATAGTT